GCCACTGGTGGTACTGGAACGCCGCTCCCGAGGACTGGTGGCGCTACCTCGTTGCCCTCTCCGTCGGGCTGGTGGTCCTGGACGTCGGCTACTACCGCTCCGCGATGGCGACGCCGAAGCAGGCCCCGTTCGTCGTCTTCGTGCTCGGCGCCGTCGCGGGAGCGGCGTGCTGGGCGATGGGGTACTGAGCCATGGGCTACGTGATCCGAGGCCTCTTCCCCGCTCCAAAGCCCTGCCCCAAGCCGTCGCAGGGCTCGTGGATCGGCTTCGAGGTCGAGTCGTCGACCGTGATCGACCTGGAGCAGGCGCAGGTGCGGGGCTTTCAGGGCCTCATCCGGTCGATCCCTGCTGACCCGGCGCAGCCCAGCGTGCAGGACAACTCCGAGGCGTTCGCCGTCGCGCTGACCACGGCGCCCGACGCCTACAACCTCCACCCGCTTGGCGACGTGGGGTACATCAGGGGCGTGCTCGACGCACGCCTGGCCGCTCTCGGCGCGGAGCCCCGCCGCACGTTCGCGCTCGCGCTCTCCGGTGGCGGGATCGGTGTCGCGTTCGAGTCCCTGATGTTCGAGCCCACGGCGGCGGACGTGCAGGCCATCATGCAGATCGTGATGCTGCGCGCGAAGCTGGCTGACACGATGGGCGTCTACGATGACCCGGCGTGGAACGGCGCGCCCATCGTGATGACCGTCAACGGGGTGGCGGTGTGACGGTCGGTCGATCGCACATTTTCTCGCTCGACGAGGCGGTCCTGACTGGCGAGGTCATTGCCTCTGCGGCCAGTGGCCTGCCCCGCAGGATCCGGCCCAAGGGAGATATCGCCAGCGTGCTGGCCCTAGGGCCGAGCGGTCTCTGGCGCTTCGGGGAGGCGGCCGACGCGTGGGCTGACTCGGTGGGCGGCAACAACGCTGCCATGGTTGGCGTTGGCGGAGGGCTCGCCCGAGCCGTCGCGGGCTCTCCCGTGGTGGACGACGGCGATCTGGCCGTGAACTGGATCAACGGCGCCAATTACGCCTGCGCGAACGCTCCGACAGTGCTGGCAGCCCAGCATCCACGGTACGGGATCGGGTTTACGTCCTCAGCGTGGTTTGTTCCCACGCAAGCCGGTGGCTACTCGCTCTCGCTCGGTAGCGCGAACTCAGGCTTGTACCCGGGGGCTGGCGGATGGAGGCTCTTTATCGTGCCGTCGTCGGGGCCCATCGGGACGGCCTCTTTGGAGGTCTACGGCGCCGGCTCCGGACTCTTCGCCGCGAACTACACTGGGTCGCTGGTCGGCAACGACAACGCCATGCGCTACATGCACGTGGCGTGGACGTGGGATGGCACGTACTCGTCAGCCCTCTACGGCGTATCGCTGTGGGTGAACGGGGTCTTCGTGCCATTCACCGGCGTCGTACAGAACAACGGGTTCACCTCGCAGCCCTCCCTCCAAGCGCCGGGGGGTCTCTGGTTCGGAGGAGTGCCCGCGGCAGGGAACGCGGTGGCGGCCCCTCGCATGACCGGCTACATGGACGAGGTGTCGGTCTTCCCGCGGGCGTTGTCCGCCGCCGAGATCCTAACGCTGTATGTGCAGGGCGCCAATCTCCAGAAGCGGGCGCGCTGGGCCCTGCCGTTCGCAGCGGCCGCCACGGTCACTTCTTTGGAGATACCCGGCTACAGATCCTTGGCGAGCTTGCCGAACCCCGGAGCGCCGGGGCTGCCCCACGACATCGCGGAGACGCCGCATCGAACCTTCCTCTCGGTCGACGGCGGCGCGACGCGCACGGAGGTCACCCCCGGTTCGGTGCCGACCTACCCAGTGTCAAGCGGACAGACGCTCACGCTGGATGTCGATACGACGTGGGCTGTGCCCGGGAAGACCCCTCGCCCGTTCATCGGCGACTCCCTCGGCGGCGGCCCGGCCGTGCTCTACGAGGAGGCGGACCCGGCGCACCCGGCAAACGCGACGGCGGTCCGGTCCACGTTCGGCGCCATCGAGATCGATTTCGACCACGGGATCGAGTCGACGGTGCAGCCGACCAACGACCCGCTCCCGGCGCTGCAGCTCGGCGCCGCATCCATCGTCGACGGCACGACGCTGCGGCTGGAGCATGAGGGCATGCTCACGGTCGCCGAGCCCCTCGCCGTCACGGTCGAGGATCTCTCCGCGCTCCGCGTCACCGTTCAGGATCTCGATCAACTGCGCGTCACCGTGGAGGACTGATGGCCGCGAACGTTGGGAACTTGGATCTCGAGATCGGGTGCGCGAAGGACTGGCGTATCACACTGATCAGCAAGGCGACCGGGGCAAGACTCGTGTTGACGGCCAACGACAAGATCGTTCTGTCCTGCAAGGCGACGGTGACCGATCCGGCCGGGCTCTTCGTTCGCAGAAACACGGCGGCGGGGGGCAGCGACGCGGAGATCGCCCTGATCGACGGGCCGAACGGAGTCATAGACGTCAAGATCATAGAAGCGAACAGCGCGCTTCTGGTGAACGGAGGGCTTCATCCGTTCGACCTGCGATATGAACTCGCCAGCGACACCAAGGACAGGTGCGCGCTCATCGGGACGTTCCGCGGTGTCCGAACGGCCGGGGACGCGATACCGTGACGACCAAGACGCAATTCGAGGACGCCATCCAGGACTGGGCCGAGACCACGGCTGGCGTCCCCGCGATCTGGATCCGTCAGAAACTCACCAACGATCCGCCGTACCTCTCGCTCCACCTCGATGGTCCTCGCACGCAAGGTCAGAATCCGGATCGCTGGACGACGGTTCGGATTCTCGCCGCGCCCGCCTGGCCCGAGTTCACCCACTCCGCGCGTGACGTTGAGGAGTGGGCGTTGCAGATTCAGGCGTTCGTCGCGGGCGCTGGCACGGGCGATGCCGACTCGGCCTCGCTGCTGCGGCGGCTCAAGAACAGCCTCAAGCTCATGGGGACGACCGAGACCCTGCGCGCCGCAGGCATCACCGTGGCCGACGTCGGAGATGTGCAGGACGTCTCCACCGTGATAGAGACGGAATGGCAGGACCGGGCGTCGCTGACGATCCTGATTCGCACTGCAGACGTCTCCACCGAGACCGGATCGAGCATCGAAACGGTGGAGGGTCAGGGGCAGGACGACCTGACCGGAACGACGCTGGACACCCTCTAGGAGGAGCACCGTGCCCCTTTCCGACATCGCCAACATCTCGATCTCCACCTCCGGCGCCGGCCTGTCCGCCCCGGGGTTCGGCACGGCCCTCATCCTCGGCGCCTTCTCGAAGGCATGGGCCGAGCGCACCCGCTTCTACACGGACCTCGCGGGCGGCGTGGACGTCGACTTCGCGGCCGGGACGCCCGAGTATCTCGCGGCCTCCGCGCTCCTCAAGCAGAATCCCCGCCCCGAGCGGATCGCCATCGGCCGCGGCGCGCTGGTCCCGACCCAGAAGTTCAAGCTCACGATCCCGACGCCCTTCGCGCAGGTCATCACGACCTTCTCGATCGAGCTCGACGGCGTCGTCTACTCCTTCACATCCGATGCTACGCCGATCCAAGCCGAGGTCGCGCAGGGGCTCACCGACGCGATCAATGCCGGCACCGCCACTCACAAGCTCGTCGCCGTCAAGGACGCCGGCAACGGCTTCCTCACGCTGACGAACAACACCGTCGGCGACTGGTGCCGCGTCCGGATGGTCGACCAGGCGCCGGGCGTTCAGGTACTCTCGATCGAAGAGACCACCGTCGACGCGGGCATCGCTACGGACCTCGCGGCCATCAACGCCGAGAGCGGCGGCGACTGGTACGCGATCGTCTCCGTCTTCAAGTCGACCGCCATCGTCACCGCGATCGCCGCGTGGGTCGAGGCCAACGAGAAGCTCTTCCCGGTCCAGAGCCAGGAGACGGCGATCATCAACACCGTCCTCGCGGGCGCGACCGACATCGCCGCGGCCGAGAAGACCCTCGCGCACGCGCGCACGGGCGTCATCTACGACCCCGACAACGGCGTCTTCCTCGACGCCGCGCTGCTGGGGCGCTGCCTGCCGCTCGAGCCCGGGAGCGAGACGTTCGCGCTCAAGACGCTCTCGGGCGCGCCCGCGCGCTCGTACACGGGCACGCAGATCACGAACCTCAAGGCCAAGCTCTGCGGCTGGTACTACTCGCGCCGGGGCCGCAACATCAGCCAGGAGGGCAAGGTCGCCGCGGGCGAGTTCTTCGACACCATCCGCGGGCGCGATGCGCTCAAGGTCGACATGCAGTCGCGGATCTTCCTGCGGCTCGCCAGCGCCGACAAGATCCCCTTCACCGACGCGGGCGCCACCATGATCGGCGGCGAGATCGACGCGGCGCTCCAACTCTTCGTCCGGCGCGGGTTCCTCGTCGAGGGCTCGACCTCGATCACGATGCCGAAGGTCGCGGACGTCAGCGCGAACGACAAGGCGCTCCGCAAGTACAGCGGGATCAAGTTCTCCGCGACCCTCGCCGGCGCCGTCCACAAGGTCGACATCGCGGGCGTCCTGACCGCGTAACCCGCTGTCCCCGGAGGCCCGCACATGGTTCCTACCTACGACCCGAAGCTCGTCATCCTCTCGCTCGGCGAGATCATCTTCTCCGGCTACGCCGACGGGACGATGATCCAGGCGGCACGCGACGGCGACTCCTTCACCAAGCACGTCGGCGCCGACGGCGAGGTCTCGCGCACCCGGAACCGGAACCGCTCGGGCGCCGTCACCGTGACGCTCAAGCAGACCTCGCTCACGAACGACGCTCTCTCGGCGCTGCTCGCGGCCGATGAACTCCTCGGGACTGGCATCCGGCCGCTGCGGCTCCGCGACATGAGCGGCACGACGCTGCTCGCGTCCGACCGCGCGTGGCTCCGCAAGCCGGCCGATGCCGAGTTCGGCAAGGACCAGTCCGACCGGCAGTGGATCATCGAGTGCGCCACGCTCGCCGGCAACGTCGGCGGCGTGCCGGCGCTGTAGCCCGGAGGGCGCATGGGCATCCGCAGCGAGACGAAGGAGATCCGCGGCACCACGTTCATCGTCACGCAGTTGACGGCGACGCGGTCGCTCAAGCTCTTGAACAAGGTCGGCAAGGTGCTCGGGCCGTCGCTCGCGCACCTCGGCCGCGCGGTCGAGGGCGGCGACCTCCGCTCCGCCAACGTCGACTTCGGGGAGATCGGCTCCGCGGCCGGCGCGCTCTTCGAGCGGCTCTCCGACGACGCGCTCTTCGACGCCATCACCCGCGAGCTCCTGTCTGGCGTCACGGTCCAGGGCAAGGACGGGATGACGCCGCTCTTTCCGGGGGCCTCGACGGCGACCTTCGACGCGGTCTTCGCGGACCACCCGTCCGACGCGTACCGGCTGATGCTCTTCGCACTGGAGGTCAACTATCAGGATTTTTTCGGCGCCATCGCCGCGCTCAAGGATCGCGCGGTGGCTCTGATGGCGGCCCGCCCGGCGCCGGGAGCGTCCGCCTCCGAGACGTAGACCACCTCGAGATGGGTGTGTGGCGGCTCGTCCTTGAGCGGATCGCCACGCTGCGGGAGGTCGAGGAGTACTGGAGCATCCTCGACGTGGCCGAGGCGAACGACGCGCTCGACGCCTGGATCGAGGCGCACAACAGCAGCGGGCCCCGCGGGCCGGGAGGGCGAACATGACGCTCGTGGAACTGGTCGCCAGGCTCGGGCTCAAGGTCGACGAGGGCGACTTCCAGAAGGGCACCGCGGCGATCGGGGGGCTCAAGGCCGGGCTCGCGGCGGTCGGGATCTCGGTCGGAGCCGCGCGCGCCGCGCTGGAGGCGATGGTCGTCAGCACCGCTGCCTACGGGAACGCGGCGCAGAAGAGCGCTCAGCGGATCGGCGTCAACGTCGAGGCGTTCCAGGAGATCGTTGAGGCCGCCGACGACGTTCAGGTGTCCGCAGGCAGCGTCGAGGCCGGGCTCCGCTTCCTCGGGCGCAACGCCTACGAGGCCTCGAAGGGGAGCCAGGAGGCGGCCGGCGCGTTCCGCACGCTCGGCGTCTCGGTCCGCGACTCCAACGGGAAGCTCCGGGGGACCGACTCGCTCCTGATGGATCTCGCGGACAAGTTCACCGCGATGCCGGACGGTCCCGAAAAGACCGCGCTCGCCATGAAGGTGCTCGGCCGCGGCGGGACCGAGATGATCCCTCTGCTCAACAAGGGCAGCGTCGCGCTCGCGGAGATGCGGAAGCAGGCGCGCGAGACCGGGCTCGTGCTCGACAAGGAGGGCGTCGCGTCTGCAGTCGCCTACACCGAGGCGCTCGACGGGTTCGAGGACGCGCTCACTGGCATCAAGCGGACCATCGGCGTTGCGTTCCGTCCGCAGTCGACCGCGCTCCTCAAGCAGATGGGCGGCTGGATCGCCGCGAACCGAGAGCTCATCGCTACGCGCGTCCGCGCCTTCGTCGAGGGGTTCGGCGCCGCCATGAAGCGCGTCAAGCAGGTGCTCGATCCGTTCATCCGCGCGCTCGGCTGGCTCGTGAGCCAGGGCTGGGCATGGAAGGCCGTCCTCGTGGCCGTGTCGGTCGTCGCTCTCGGCCAGTTCGGCGCGGCGATGGGCGCGGCCACGGCTGCGATCGCGACGATGCTTGCGGGCGTGAAGGCGATCACGGCCGCGCAGATTCTCGGCGCCGCAGCGTCGGTGGCGGCCGGGCTGCTGTGGGCGGTGGGGATCGCGATCATCGCGCTCGCGATCGAAGACCTCTTCACGTTCATGGAGGGCGGCGACTCGGCGGGGCTCGACTTCACGAAGTGGCTCGACGGGCTGCTCAAGATCGATCCGTCGGACAGCCCGCTACTCAAGGGGCTCAAGATGATCGTGTCGACCCTGACCGATCTGCAGGGGGCCGGCGAGAAGATCGACAAGTGGTTCCACGAGAGCAGCGACAACGGGTTCGCCAGTGTGCTCAAGGGCATCAACGCCGGGATCGAGGGGAACCGGGCAGCAGCCGGCTATCACTTCGGGCAGGCGTTCCTGACGCCGCAGGGGCAGGAAGCGGCAGGGGTCACGACGCTGCCCGGGTCGACCATCTCCGCGAGCGGCCCCGGCGCCGGGGGCACGACCAACGCGCCCATCGTCAACGTCCAGGTGACCGCGCCCACCGGGACCGAGAGCCCAGACGAGTGGGGGAAGCGCGTCGGCGACGTCGTCACCGAGCGGCTCGGGAACATGTTCGGCCAGGCTTACGACGCGGCGCCGCTCGTCGGCGGGGGGCGCTAGGTGGTCACGATCCGCTACTTCGCGCCGGACGGCTCCTACCGAGAGCTCGCGCTCGACGCGGCGCTCTCGCAGTCGCACGCGCTCGCGGTCGAGGTGACCAAGTTTCCCGTCGAGGAGGGGACCGTCGTCTCCGACCACGCGATCCTCCAGCCCGACTCGTACCGGGTGGAGGGGATCGTCACGAACACCCCGGTCGTCACGGCCGATGAGATGGCGGGGAACGACCGGCGCGCCGAGAGCGCGCGGGCGCTGCTCGAGATCATCGTCCGCACGCGAGAGCCCGTCACCATCGACACAGGCGGCAAGGTGCTGGAACTGATGGTGCTGTCGGCGCTCGACTTCCCGCGCGATGCCGCGCTCGGGGACGCGACCCGCTTCACGTTGTCGGCCACGCAGATCGTCACGGTCCAGGGAGAGACGGTGGCGATCCCGCGGAGCCCGAAGCCGGCGCTCAAGAAGGGCGGGAAGCAGCCGACGAGCACCGCCCCGGCGCCGGTGCAGAAGCGGGTCGCCGTGATCAAGCAGATCGCCAACGCGCTGCGAGGTGGACCGTGAGCACCCTCGTCCTCCCCGCGCACCACGACGCCCCCTTCTACGACTTCACGGTCGCGCTTGAGGGGCGATCTTACACGTTCGAGATCCGGTGGAACGCCCGCGCGGGCGAGGCGGGCCAGTGGTTCATCACCACGCGCGACGCGGACGGGGTCATCCTGGTCGCGGGGCGGGCGATCGTGCTGGCGGCGAACCTGCTCGGCGCTGGCGTCAGCGAGGCCCTGCCGCCCGGGACGCTGCTCGCCGTCGACACGTCCAGCGCCGACACGGATCCGCTCTTCGACGACCTCGGCGACCGTGTCCTGCTCGCCTACGTCGAGTCGACGGGGTGACCGTGGCCGCGTCCTCTCTCTATCGGCGCGAGTGGTACGTGATCGTCGGCGACCACAAGGTCGCGGGGCTGCGCCTCAAGTTCAAGGTCGAGAAGACGCTGCTTGGTGAGCCGAACGTGCTCGACCTGCACATCTACAACCTCTCCGCGGAGACGCGCGCGAAGATGCAGAAGCGTGGCGATCCGGTCGTGCTGGTGGCGGGCTACGTCGGCAACGCGCAGGTGATCTTCTCGGGCGACGCGCAGACGATCGACCACGTCCGCGACGGCCCGGACTGGGACACGCACGTCCAGAGCGGCGACGGAGCGGAGGTCTTCCGGTCTGCGTTCTCCTCGCACTCGTTCAAGGCTGGCACGACGTGGAAGGACGTGGCGGGCACGCTGGCGAAGGACATGGCCGGGGTGAACGTCGGCGACGCGATCGCCAAGCTCGGGACCGGGGACTTCGCGGGAGCGATCGACACCTTCATGCAGGGCTTCTCGGCGCATGGTCCGACCGTGCGGGAGTTCGATCGCGTGATGCGAGCGGGCGGGCTGGAGTGGTCGATCCAGGACGGCAAGCTCCAGATCGTGAAGGGCCGCAACCCGACCTCGGATGAGGCCGTGCGCCTGTCGCCATCGACCGGGCTCGTAGGGTCCCCGGACCACGGCACGCCGGAGAAGGACGGCCAACCGTCGCTCCTCAAGGTCCGCTCGCTGCTCCAGGGCGGGATCCGGCCGGGGCGCGCGGTCGTGGTCGAGTCGAGGTCGGCGAGCGGGAACTACCGGGCGAACAAGGTCACGCACGAGGGCGACACGCACGGCGGGGAATGGTACACGGGATTGGATCTGGAACCCCTATGATGACTCCACCCCGACGCAGCCTCGCCGAAGCCATCCGACGCGCCGTCGCGCTCGGTCTCGCCGATGCGCACTCGTCGCTCCCGGCGCGGGTGACCCGGGTCGACCTCGCGGCGGGCATCGTCGACGCGCAGCCGCTGATCATGGACGTCATCGACGACGGCGCCGGGGGCCGGCGAGCGGTCGCATTCCCTGTGGTGACGAACGTCCCGATCCAGGTGGCGAACGGCGGAGGCTTCCGGGTGACCTTCCCGGTCGCCGTTGGAGACGTCTGCACGCTCCTCTTCTCCGACCGCTCGATCGACATCTGGCTCGCCAAGGGCGGAGGGCCGGTCGACCCGATCGACGCGCGCGTCCACGCGCTCTCGGACGGCGTCGTCGCAATCCCGTCGACCAACCCCTCCGCGCCCTGGACCATCGACGCGGCGGCGATGACGCTCGGGAAGGAGGGCGGCCTCCAGATCAAGATCGCGGCGGGGGAGATTGACCTAGGGACGGCGGTCAACTTCGTGGCGCTGGCGAACCTCGTGGGGACGCAGCTCACGGCGCTCAAGACCGCGATCAACGGCTGGGTCGTGGTGCCGGGTGACGGAGGCGGTGCGCTCAAGACGGCGCTGACGACGCTCTTCGCGGCGTGGCCGGGCAGCGTCGCGGCGACGAAGGTGAAGGCCGAATGACCATCCCCATCGACCGCGACTTCAAGACCGACCCCGCAACCGGAGAGCTCGTCTTCGTCAACGGCGATCTCGCCATGGTGTCGGGCCTCGACGCTATCCGACAGGACGTCGAGGAGCGGCTCGGCTACGTTCGCGGCGACTGGTTCCTCGACCCCGAGGATCCGATCGCGGTGCCGATGTTCGAGGACGTGCTGGGCCGCAAGCCTCCGAACGCGGCCGTCATCCGAGCGATCTACGAGAAGGCGATCCTCGCCACGCCCGGGATCTCCGCCGTGCTCGCGCTGACGGTCGAGATCGACCGCGCCACGCGGACCGCGCGCGTGCGCTTCACGGCCAGCACGGACCTCGGCGAGATCGCCGTCAACGTCTCGGTGGGAGGGTAGATGGGCGACGTGTACGGAGTCACCGACGCTGGGTTCGTCGTCAAGCCGCTCGACGTCGTCATCGAGGAGCAGAAGGCGCTCGCGCGGTCGCTCTTCGGCGAGGGGATCAACACCGAGGCGCCGTCGAAACTCGGCCAGTACATCGGCGCGACCTCGGAGCGCGAGTCCGAGGTGTGGGACCTCGCGCAGGCGTCCTACTCCGCACGGGATCCAGACCAGGCGCAGGGGGCGTCGCTCGAGATCCTGTCCGGCATCACCGGCGCCTACCGCGACGCGGCGCGGCGCTCGACCGTCGTTGCCACGCTCGGCGGGGTGGCGGGGACCGTGATCCCGCTGGGCAAGGTCGCGTCGGTGACCGGGACCGGGGTCCGGTTCCGCACGCTCGCCGAGGCGACGGTGGGCGGAGGCGGCACCGTGCTCGTGAGCATGGAGGCGGAAGTCACTGGCCCTCTTCCGGCGCCGGCTGGGACGCTCACCGTGATCGAGACGCCGGTCGCGGGATGGACGACGGTCACGAACGCGGCCGACGCGACGCTCGGCGCCGCCGCGATGACGGACCCGGCCCTTCGGGTGAAGCGCGTCCTCACGCTGGCGAAGTCCGGCAGCGCGACGCTCGCGGCGATCGTCGCCGAGGTCGCCACGGTCGCCGACGTAACGACGGTCCTCGGGTTCGAGAACGACACGGCCGGGGTGGTCGACGGGATGCCGGCGCACTCGATCGAGATCCTCGTCCAGGGCGGCGACCAGGATCTGATCGCGGCGGCGATCTGGCGCTCGAAGTCGGCGGGCATCCAGAGCCACGGGACCACGACGGTCGTCGTGGTCGACGCGGCCGGCGTCTCGCACGACGTGAAGTTCACGCGCCCGACCGCAAAGAACGTCTACATCGTCGTCGGGCTGTCGAAGGACGCGACGTACCCCGTCGACGGCGACGCGCAGGTCAAGGCAGCGCTCGTGGCTTACGGGGCGGCGCACTACGTGGTCGGTGGCGACGTCTACGCGCGGACGCTGATCGCGCCGGTGCTCTCGATCGCCGGGGTCTACAACGTGCCGCAGATGTTCATCGGACTGGCTCCGGCGCCGGGGACCGAGGCAACGATCGTCATCGGAAGCCGTGAGCTCGCGGTGCTCGACACGGCGCGGATCACGGTGGGCTACGTATGACGCTGCCGATCACGGACCACGTCGCTCGCGCGCAGGACCGCCTCCTCGGGCCGGTCCGGACGCTGGCGTCGCACCGCTCGATGGTGGCGCTCGGCGTCACCGGGCTCCAGGCGGTCGAGGATGAGTTCTGGCTGATGCTCGCCGACTCGGTCGACGTGGCGGCCGGGGCGCAGTTGGACGTCTGGGGGCGGCTAGCTGGGCAGCCGCGCGACGGCCGGACGGACATCGTCTACCGCGCCTGGATCAAGGCCCGGTTCACGATCCTGCGCGGCGGCGGGTCGGGCGACGCGATCGTCGGAGCGTTCCAGCAGCTCGCGCCCGAATGCACGGTGACGCTACTCGAAGAGTTCCCCGCGGCGATCCGGGTGATCCTGACGGGCGTTCCCCCCGCGGCTCCGCTCGCCGACCTTGCCGGCATCCTGCAAGCGGCGAAGGCGGGCGGGGTGAGGGCGATCCTGGAGTTCCTCGTCACGTTCGGTGCCGAGACATTCACGCTCGACGTGGGCCCTGGGCTCGACGTCGGGAAGCTGGCCTATTCCGAGGCCGTGTAGACGCCTGCGGGCGCGAGGAGATCTAGATGGCGAAGCCAGTCAGCCTGCCGCGTTGGGCCGAGACCGTCGGTGGAGTAGCCGATGGGAACATCACCGAGCCGAACGAAGGGAAGAAGGACACCGGGTGGGTGGTCGGCGGCGACATCCCGACGTCGGGCGGGCTCAACTGGTGGATGCGGTTGGTCTACCTGTGGGCGAAGTTCCTCGACACGGCGACGTCTGCGGCGACGGCGTCGGCGGTCGTGGTGCGGGATGGTGGGGCAGGCGCGGCGTTTGGCACGGTGGCCGCCGACACGGTGGCCACCGGCACGGTGGCCGCTACGAGGCTCTCAGATGGGCCCGCCGTCGTCGGCATCGGCGGCAACAACGGAG